TGGACTAGTTCCACCACCAGAAGGAACTGCTGTTGCAGAACGATAACCAGCTCCTACATTACTCATCGCTATTCGAGCAATCGCATCACCAGACATTTCTGTAACTCTTGCTGTTGCTAATGTACTTGGTGCGGGTGTTTCTGATCCATGAGAAATTGTAATTGTAGGGTATAGTTGATATTGAATTACACCAGTTGGAGTAATAGACCATGTTGGTACTGTAACTGTTTTTGTGCTTGCATCATAATCAGTGACTATTGCTTGTTGACCAGCACCTGTTGTTGCATTTGTGATAAAAATTGTTGAACCATTATAGACATCATCTGTTGTTCCTTCCGCACTTGCATGAAGTACAACTTCAGTAGCAGTTGATGATACTGCTACTCCTGCACTTATATAATTATATCCAGACCCGGGAGTAACAACATCTATATGTTCCAATGCTCCATCTACTGCTGCCTGTTGTACAGACCATTGTTCATTACCATCATTTGCTGTAAGATATTTTACTGGAAGCCAGTCTGTCGTTACATATTTTAAAACGTCTGCCTGTTGAACTTCATACATGAATTTCCAACGATATCTATCAGTAGATCCGTCAATAATACCTACTCCTTGTCCAGTAGGTTTATCTGTAGATGCAGCTCCTTGATGATTACTAATACACTTATAAACATTATATTGATCTGTCATTACGAAAAAATTCTTATCAATCAGATCATCTTGTTCATGGTCATATTCGTCATAAACTGTACCAGATGTCCAATTTAATCTTTTAATAACATGAGATACATCAGAAACATTAATAAGTTTAGCAGCTATAGTATCATTATAATGAAGAAAAGGAGCAACAGTCGTGTCTTTAGGTGAAGGAATAACACTATCAGAATATGATCCATCTGCATATTGGCCTGTACTATTTCCAGACCACGGCGAATCTTTGGCAATCAACAGATATATTTTATTACCTAAACCATCTCCAGCAGTCGCCGTATCTGCCTCCAATGACTTAATAAAATTATCTGCATTATATGTTCTAAATGCATTTGTTATAATAGCAGGCATAGCTCAAATCCTTTTTTTAAATTCTAGTTATTTATAATATTTATACAAGAGTAATGTCACTATTCATTACAATTCTCGTTTTTTCGTTCCTATTAGTAATATAAGATGAGATTTTTGCATCTTGAAAATGTTGTATTGTATAACCACCACCTAAATCTTCCCAACTATCAGGAATAAAATTCTCAGTTCCTCCACTTGGAGGAGTCTGACCAGTTTCCGTTGGTTTAGAACCAGAACGATCTGTTGAAGCATGTGTTACTGGAAGCACATATCCACCCGTAATCACTCCTGGCACAGCCGGATGTGTTTGCCCATCCCCAAAATGATTCGCAGGATATGCAATTGTACCTGTTGTTTGTGCTTTAGCTACAGCACCAGAACCAGAACCAGAATCAGTAATTGTAATAGTCGGTGTTGATGTATATCCTGCACCAGCATTAGCTACAGTAAATCCAGTAACAGCTCCAGTTACAGTTCCATTAAATGTTTCAGCTGATCCTATTATTGGTGTTAAGACAGCCTGTGTTGATGGACTTCCACCACCAGAAAGAGTAACAGAAATTGTTCCAGAAGTATATCCAGACCCACCTTGTAAATATGATGATTTGGACATTCCACCTTCTTTATAAAATTTCTGTTGGTCTATCTGTCGTCTTAGAGGTCCTAATTGTAAAGCACCTCCAATTCCACCAGAAACAAATCCCCAATCTTCTGAAGAGGACATAACTCCAAGACTACCTTCAGAACCCGAAGTACCATACTCATATTCTTGACCAACAGGAACAGCATGATTAATAAATTCATAATCATCAGAATCTGCTGCTGTCAATAAAATAATAGGTATATCTAATTCATAAATATGCCATTCAGAATGTCCCGGTCCCAATCCAGGTCCGTTAGCTTGTCCATCATGTGGCCATACACCACCAGTAGGCCATTCTTCAAATGGAGTAGCAGTACCATTACCTTGTAACTGAACATTTAATCTGACAGGTGGTTCAATATCACCATCATGAAAAATAATCTTATATGGATATGTATGTACATAAGGAGTACGAAATGCTGTTTCACCAGGTTGCATTCCCAATCTAGTTGAAAGCAATGATGTTATCATTGTTCTTCCAAACAATGCAAGACCAGACGGATGTACTAATCGTTTAACATAATCTTTCCAATGGCCAATACTATGTCCGGATTTTATTTCATAAGAAAACACTTGATAATATAAACTATCTTGAATATAATTTGCAGATGAAATAAATCCATCATCACCAATCCATCTTATTGCGTGTGCATTTTCATAACCACCAATTATTGCAATACCCTCTGCTGTCCCATCACCAATACCAGAAAAATCAAGAGTAGGAACTTCTCTATAACGAAATCCATTTTTAGTTAATTTCAAAGATGCAATACCACCAATACTATCACCACCTAATGTAATACTTGCACCATTACCAGTCCCACCAGAAACAGTTGGTATACCTGTATATCCATGTCCTCTATGTTCAAATTCAATAGCAGTAATTCCACCAGAACCATTTACTGTCTTAACAAGTATACTACAAGTTCTTCCATCTATTTCTAACTTACCCGTATTATTAATCGTAAGTTTATCCCCAACAACATATCCTGTTCCAGCAGTTGGTATTGCGTGTGTAGTAATACTTCCTGTTGTTAATGCATCAACTAAAAATTGAGCTCCAACGGCAGCTCCACCACCACCCGTAATCGTAACATTATCATCTATACTATAACTATTTCCAGGTTTAGTTATAGTATAACCAGTTACCATACCATCTATTTGTAAACTGTTCGTTCCATCTGAAACATTTTCTAAAGACTGAAATGTTCCAACTACTTTAGAAAGATAAATTGTTGATACATTAAAAGGACCTACATATTCATTCAATACTAATTCAACAACACCATGAGCGGTAGATGTTGCACCAGTAATTGTTTTTCCGAGAAATCCTGCAGCTGCACCTATACCACTATTATCAACACATCTTAAAATTTTATCTGAAGCATACTTACCATCTGATACACGAAGCATATCAGAACCTGGATAATAAAATTCAATCTCCTCTTTATAGAGTAAACGAAAAAGAAATTGAAACGATTTCTCACTACCTTTAGAACGATAGAAATCACGAAGCTTCTTTAGTACCTGTGGTTTATTTGCATTTGCAAATACTGCTTCTGGAACATCTTTACCAAACTGATTCTTAAAATATTTTAAATAATCATCTACTGTCTTATCAACATTAAAATAATTATCCAAATTACTAATAATCTCATATGGCTTACCAAGTTGTTCCATGTACTCATAGTAAGCTTCCAAGAAAGCTACAAATGTAGTATGATCTTGTTTAACAAAATCTGGTAATTGTCCTTCTACTTGAACAGATATACGTTCATCAAATGAAGGATGTATTGGTGTATTTGGATTACTTGCCATATCAGATTATTGTTTCTGAAACCATAGTAACAACAACTGCAGCTGTATCTGTTGTATCAGTTGTCAAAATTTCTTCTCTTATAGGAGTAACATCTTGATTATTAACTAATGGTGTTACAGTAAATTTAATATTGGTTGTTTCATCTGTAATTGCATAAGGGTTAAAATTATTCAATATCACTTTACCAGTATCATAATCTATTGTACCTTGATTTGTTGAACCATCTGGTAAAGTAAAATATGTTGTTGGGGAATAAGAAGTAACAACACCACTTGTATATATTGCCCTAACAACTTTAATTATTCCAGCTCCATCATCAAGTAAATAATATGTATTACCATCACTAGCAGTAAAGGCTGTACTTACAACAGAACTCTTAGTTAATGGTGCATTAAACTCCAATGTATATGTAGAAGTAGTTCCCAATGTTTGTGGTGTCATTCTCATCTGATATTTAACAGTTGTTCTGCTATTTCTAATTGCATTATCTGTATTATCTATCATTTTTGTCAAAACAGAATATCTAAACTTCTGGTCAAATTTCTGTAAGCTACTTGTAAAATAACCATTGATAGATGAAGATATTGAAGCTTTCAAAATATCTTCTGTTGATAATAAAATAACAGGATCATAATTAACAACTGTGTCTACTAAAACATAATAAAAAATAGGATCTATAATTTCTGGTATAACTGTAACAACATTTGTTTTTTTAAGAATACTATTTTTAATATTATCTTTAGTCGTATTACTATATGATGTATTTCCTGTTGGTTTAACTGCAATATATACTTTACCATAAACAGGAGGACTTGCTTCTTCACCTCCATAAACAGTAAGAGATTCTATATCAGGTCGCTCTTGCAATAACAGAGCTTTATAATCATCTTTCGTTGTTGATCGTTTCTGTGCCTGATATAATTTAGGTGCATTCTTCTTTAACGATTTCATTGACTCTATCGCTGCACCTCCAGTAGCTGCAACAGCAGTAGTCAAAGTATAGTTTGCAGAAGTCTGTCCAGCAACAGTTCCACTAGCAACAAATGTACTTGCCTTATTAGCTGCAACTCCACCCGTACTTAAATATTCAATAAAAATAATATTACCATCAGCTAGTTGTTTTCCAACAGCACCATCACCAAAGAAAATTTCATATTGTTGTTCTTCTACTTCTTGAATAAAATAAACTTTCTGTGTAGATGAAATTGTAGTTACATCTAAAGAATTACCATCAGCCCATGTTACAACAGTAGAATCACTTGCAGAATTTTGTACTTTTACAGTAACAGTAGAAGTATCTACATTTGCATTTGGAATAATAAATCGTTGACTCACATCAGATAAATCAACCGTGTATGCATTATTTAAAAGTGTACCTTCTTTAATTGCTAAACTATTAACATAATAAAGATTATTAATAGGAAATATTGTTGTAGCAGTCGTTGTTGTAAAAGTATAACTGTTACCAGAAATTACTGTTTTAAATTGTGTATCTTTTGCAATCGTAAGAGAAACAGGAGAATTGTCTGGTGTAAATGTCATATTCAGATAAGCTGTTGGCGAAGTTACAGATGTTGGAATAACATTTAAATGTTTTGTATGAGAAACAACTGAAGAACGGAGAGATGCTGTATCCAAAAACATTTCATTACCAAGCATGTTTGCATAGTAAGCCATGTAATGAGTATTGTATGCAAGAACATCCATCAAGACATCCATACTACTTCCTTCAAAATCATAATCTTGAAATTGTGTTTGTGATTTTAAGTGTGCTTTTAAATTTGATTTTATAGAATCAAATTCTAAATCTGTAACTGATATTTTATTGCTTGCCATTTACCTTATCCTCTCTAAGAATAATGAAACTTCAATTGGCTCTGGGGAATTTACTATTCTAAAAAATATAGAAACATTAAATCCATTTTTATCTATATTTCCTGACACACGAACATCACTTTGTACATGAGCTATTTCATCAGCATTCCCAAAAACATTAACTCTATCTACAACAACACGGGGTTCGTAATTACGCAAACAAGTTGCAATAGCTTGTGCAATATCATGTTTTGTTGCAGCTGTGGCCAAACCAAATAAATGTCGTGTTACTCCACCATCAATCTCTGGATGAAATTTCTTATCATACTTATTGGTCTGAATCAGATTTCTTACAGACCGTTTGACAGCCTCCACATTTGTCTTTCTGACAATATCTTTCGTCACAGGATGCATGGTCAAATCTAAATCCAGATCAGCCCACCCTCTAGTATGTGTCGAAAGTCCCTTCTGATAGATTACAGCCATTATCGTCTTT